GTTTCCCAGTCACGATCGCCGTGTTGTTTTGTAGAAGGTTCATAAAAATGATAAAAGTTATTACGCACACGGTATATACTTTCATCTTTAGTTATATAACGATAACCTAACATTGCAGCTCCTAAACTACAACCAGAGTCATCAGCTACAGGTTCAAAATAAAAATTACAGTCGGGTAAATTTTTAACGTATAAACTATTAGCTAGTACATTTAATCCATAACCACCAACAATGCATACATTCTTAATACCTGTTTTACGTACATGTTTTTTTATTAATTTTAAACATGCTTCTTGTGTTTCTAATTGAACTTGTTTAGCTTTGTTTGCATAGAACTGATAGTTATTTGGGTCTACTTGTTTTACAATGTCGTCTTTTAAACCTTTAAAAATACTTCTGTCTTCATGAGAAGGAGCTGTAGGTTTATATTTATAAAAATATGAATTGTTTAAATTTTCAAATTTATCATGTAATGTTTCTGTCCCTTTAAATAATTTTTCGTATTTTAAATTTTCGCCATATGAAGACAAGCCCATTGTTTTTCCACTTTCTAAAATACCTTGTCCAATTAAAGTAGTCGCTGCTTCGTATGCTCGGACTACTCCAAACTCATTTGGCTTATAACACTTGTGATATATTCTTTTAAAATTATACGGATACTCTGCAGTATAGATTGTTTCTCCTTCTCTACTGTTGCCTTTAAAAGATCCACTATGATCTATAACTACTACTAATGCTTTTTTAAATTGACTATTATAAAAAGCTAACGCTGCATGTGTTAAGTGATGGGTAAATATATTAGTAGGGTAAACCATGTCAGCACCTAATGTTTTATAAGTGTATGCATGGAATCCTCCAAAGTAATGACAATCTTCTGGTAACCAACAATAACTAGAATAGTCTATTTTATTTTTATACACCTTAGCTACTTCAGCTAAAGCTTTATACGGCAAAGGATCCCTTTTAATCCCAGACAATCTTTCTTCTTTAGCAAAAAATTCTATTTGACCATTGTTATAAATAGCAACACTAGAATCATGGTTAGGTGATATTCCTAATACTCTCACGTTTCCCACCAGAATACTAAATTAAATCTGTAACTATTTTTAATTTCTCTTACACCATGATAAGTTTTTTCTCCGTTAAACAAAGTTAACAAACCAGGTTCTGGTTTTAAAACTATTCCGTTGCTTGTATGGTGTTCTCCGCCTTCATAATCATTGTTTAAATATATGCAAGAATTCCATGTGGCTGTCTCTCTAGGGTCATTGTGTATATGTAGTCCAGAAAAAGTTGTGGGCATCCATGTTTGAATATGTGCTCTGCTTATCTTTAAGTCCATATTTAATTTTTTCTTAATATGTTTTTGCAACTTAAGAACTATCGGGTCGTCAGTAATATTAACTTCAAGTTGATTCCAACAACTGTTAGGATCTTTGTGCCATTGTTTTAATACATCTTTACCAGGTCTAAATGCTTTTGATATATATTTATCGCATTCTTTTTTATTTAAAAAATTAGGTTGAACATAAACGTGATCACATTGACCTGTCTGTCCCCAAGAAGATATTTTATCCATACTTATACCAACAAGGTATAGTATACCTTGTGCCTTTTGTTACTTTATTAACTTCGTGTTTTATTTTATTTCCTTCAAAAGCAATTAATTTACATTTTTTAGGAACAATTGTTTTGTTTCCTACAATAGTTTCTCCACCTGTAAAGTCGTCGTTTAAATATATAATACTTGTGTATGGATGATAATCAAAATCAACATGTTCGGGCAAACTTTCTTTTGGTGGCCATTTTACTATCTCAAAATAATTTATAACATATTTTTTATTTTTTTGTTTGCATAGTTTTTTTAACTTTAAACCTAAGTTAAGTATTTCTATATCATCTTTTATATTAATGCAGTCTATGACTTTAGTTTCTCTATGTTTAAAACATTTCTTATCTTCTAGATTAAAATTATTTTCTAGGTAATTAATAAAATAATTTGATTCTTCTTTAGAAATAAAATTATCTATTTCTATTATTTCTGTTTTAACCATGTTGCAATTGTATACCTTTCATTCCCATTTATAGAGGATACACCGTGAGAATATAAATTACCATCAAAAAAAATAGCTCTACCTGTGACAGGAGCAAAACTAGTTCCGTCTTTAAAAAAAGTATGTCCTCCATCGTAGTCATCATTTAAATAGATGATACTGCTTAAACTTGTTTTCTTAGATGCTGTATCTTTATGTAAATCTTTTCCTCTGTTAGGAGCAGGCCATTTAACTATTTGAACCCAATCAATAATAGAGTTATTTACATACGTTCCCATTTCATTAATTTTATTTTTTAAATAATTAGGTGCAGTTTTATCTATACTTAAAGGAAAAGTCGTATCATACAGAGCAGGTTGTGGTTGTGCGTTATAAAATTTTATAAGATCTTTGCATTGTTTTTTAGATAAAAAACTGTCTTGTAAAATAACTTTATTAATTTTTACCATCAGGATCCGAACTAAACCAGTAAGGTAAACCAGGGTATTGACGACCATCATACATACTTCTTTCTGCATCTTTACCTTTAATATCTCTGTAGTGTAAAAAAACTTGACCACATGTTTCTCCAGTAAAAGGTTCTCTCCAATGTTCGTTTTCTCCGTAATACATTAACAGATCTCCTGGACCTAATGTTATCTTAACTCCTTTAGCTCCTGTAACTCCAGATGGCTCATAAAAAATAGGCCACTTGTCTCCACCTATATTTAACGTACAAGATATTTCACACGAAGGTCTATCTGAATGACGTTCAAGTATGTCTCCTTTTTTGTACAGCCTTGCATAAGAATAAGTAGGATACAAATCGTAACCTGCCACATCTTCTACTTTGTATTTTAAACCTTCTAGAATTGTATCAAAAGCCATGTCACCATAAATAGAAAATGTATTAGGGGCTTGTGGATCTGTCCAAACACCGTGGTCTGTGTTGTATGGAGAAATGTATTTTGATTGAAAAAATATTTGAGTTACTCTTCTTTTGTTTTGAAAATAATGAAACAAAAAATCTGTTAGTTCTCTAGATATAGCTTTTTTAATAACTTTATATTTATTTTTTTTAAACGACATTTACTGCTCCTTTCGGTATAGCCTGACAATTAAAATGAATAAATCTAAACGGATCATAACCCATATCAACTACGTATTGATGCGGCATATAAGAAGGAAAAAATATCATTAAACCAGGTAGTGGTTTATAACGAACCTGTGAAGAAGCGTAAGTATCTTTATTCTTGTCTAATTCTGGTAAAAGATTCATTAAGTTACCTGGTCTAGGATCTTCAAATACTGGCATAGAAGTTTTTTCACTACCTTTTAAAAAATAAAATCCAGAAATATGGCCGTTCCAATGTGTATGTAAAGAATGGTGACCACCCCCATTTTTAGGAAATTCTTGAACCCACATCTCTGTCATAAAAACATTGTGGTCTTTTAAATCAAATCCCATCTCTCCTAATAAATTATATGAAGTAGCGCCTATATAATCTTGTAACTGTTTAAACTTAGGGTCTCCTAATAAACTTGTAGAATGATATACAAAACCCATATCTTTTTTATTACCAAATTTTTTATTGCGCGTGTCTATAGTTTTTTTAAAAGATTTTTTTGCTTCATTAATATACGGATCAGATGCTTTGTTTAAAAGCATTACATGCTCAGGCACGTCTCTTGCTAACCATATAGGGCATCTAAATATATCTTCTCTGTTTAAAGCTTTTGGAAATTTCATATTATTTAAAAGGAGCTCCTATATGCCAAGTGGGCATGGAGTACCTTGTTCCTTTTTTAACTGGTTTAACTCTGTGCCATACAAAAGATGGAAAAATAATTACTGTTCCTTTAGTGTCATAGTTTATAGACATAATTTTATTTTTATCATTTCTATTTTCTCCGTTTCTTAAATCAAGTTCTAGTTCACCGCCTTCAAATTCAGTCCCTTCTGACAACATGACCATAGAAGTAATCTTTCTAATTTTACCATGTCTTGGCGTTCCTGGATCGTCGTATGGTTTATTCCAAGAATCAGCATGCCAACTATAATGTTGTTTTGCACTATAAAAAGTAAATTGAGAATTTTCACAAGTGTCCCATTGAAAGTTCCATTTAGCTAAAACGTTAGCCTCCTTAACTAAAGGAATTATAAGATTGTAAATCCAATTTTCGTTTAGCCATACAATATGTGAATCTCTTGTTTTTTTTAAATTTTTTACTGTGTCCTTTGTTAAATCTTTATCTTCGTAGCCACCTGTTACAGCTCTTTTTTTATCAACAGATTTAGCATATTTAATTATTTCATCACATAAGTGCGATGGAATTACTCTCTCAAATAACCAGTAGTAATTTTCTAAAACCACTACACCACCTTATATGTGCTTGTTAAAATTATATGTGTTCTAAAAGATTGGTTGGGAAGGATCATGTATTTTAAAGTAGATGGAAATAATACGTAATCATTCTCTTCTAAAGTTAACATACATGTTTGATTTTTTAAATGGTTGTCATCAAATTCTATTACTATTCTAGACTTTGCATCAGGACCAATACTTACACCATACAACATTGTAAACTTAGGTGAGTCTTGCATACTCATTGGTCGTGTGTGATTTCTTAAATAAGATTGTTCTTGTGGTTGAAAAACATTTCCATAACACTCATCTAAAGCAACCATTTCTTCATAGTATGCTTTTAGTTTTTCAATAATATATGTGTGTAGCATATCTGATTGTCTAGAAAAACCAATAGGACAGTCTTTTGCTTTATAATAAAAACCATCTTTAGCTTCTGAATCTTTTTTTGCTCCTGCATCTAAAATGTCTGATGCAATTTTTTTACGATCAATATCAAAATTTTCAGGCATATCTAAACTGCCATGATATAATGCTATTTCACTTAATACTTTCTTATCCATTCTGTATTCTTTATAGTAAAGAATTATTTTATTGTCAAGACTAGTCTAATACTGAAGGTATTGTTAACTTAACCCAATTTGTAACATCTTCGTCCCAAGAATAATATGTTCCAGCTGCCACTTCTTCCGCAGTTAAATCATCAGGTGCATCACCTATCGGTGATACCCATTGTGCGTTTGGTACGTCCTTTACCCAAGATGGCCAAGGTTGTGCTTTCCAAAATATTTGATTAGCAGCATCCCATTCTTGTCCTATGACAGCACCGGATCGTGACTGGGAAAC